ATGCTATCCGTTGCGAAAGGATGCCTCGGCAGCATCCACCGCCTCGGCGCTCATCTCGCCCGTGGAAGTGAGACCGCTTAGGCGTAGCACGGCCTCAATGATGGGCTGAATGACGTTCGCCCCTTTGCGCCGTAGTTTCCGCGCCTGATCATAGGTCAGGCGCGGCTCAAGAATGCCATGCTGTAGCAACAGCGTCTCCCAGCGAGCGCCATCCCACTCGCCGGTCTCGCGGGCGGCCTCGCGCGCCTCGTAAACTGTCTCCAGTGATAGACCGCAGAGCGCCACCTTGCCGAGACCGGCGATATCGTATTCTTCGCGTACATCCTCGGCGTCAGAGATCGCCAGCAGATCATCTGCGCTCAGATAACTCATGCGCTGTAGCTCCCCAGATTAATCTCGCCGGTGGTGACTGCTGTCCAGTTGCACGTAGCCTTGGCCCGCGTGCTGGTACTGATACGAAAGCCACTGATGATCAGGTTGCCTGTCCATTTGTCCTTGCCGGCATCGCTGCCCTGCGGCCCGAACTCAAAGGCGACCGGTTCTCCCGCCAGCGCTGCGGGGTAGATCGCCGCGGCGACGGCATGGTCGTATACCGCACCAGAGTTGAGCGCGCCAGCCACGAGGCCGGCCACGTACTCAGCCACCCGCTCACCCATGACGCGGATATCGTCGGTATCCACATCAAAGTTGAGTTCCGCCGATTCGGTGTATGCGGTTATAGGTACGGAGTTCACAGTCAAGACCGCCTTGCTACCATGAGAAAACGCCATCATGCCCTCCTATCGTCTTCCAAACACCAGGCCCCAAGTGGCCGATGTGCCATCCAAATCCCACGATACGCGCAGGTGGCGGCGAACTGTCCCCGTGATCACCTTGCGCTCGCTCCCGATGCCGGTCAGAGTGGTCATCTCCACCAGCGTGTCCCAATCCGCGCCGTTCGCACTGTCCTCCACGGTCACATCCAGGGTGTCGCCATCAAGGGCCAGACAGTAGAGATAGGCGGCCCCGCCGCCCGTGGTGGCTACGCCGTTATCCACGCCTGTGGAGGGCGAGATGCCACCCGAGCCGAGGGCGCGCAAGACTCTCGCCAGATCGGCTCTTTTCGCCGCCACCGTGCCCACCGGCAACCGCACGGCCCCTTGGGGCACGGTCACCTGCATATTATTGGGCAGGGTCAGCGTGGCCCAGCCCAATCGTCCCAGCACGTCGCCGCCAGGGAGATAGACCAGGGGCCGCGCCTCGTCATCCTCGCTCAAGCGCGTCCAGGCCTCTTCTGCATTGGCGCCGCTGGCATAAGGCCCGCCCGTCAGGCTGAATGTGGTCGCGGCGGAACCGGCCACCGCAATTGCGGGCCCGCCCCAGGGGCGCCCCGCATCCGTGTCCACGGTAACGGCCATCTCCACGCCCTCGGTGTAGGCCGAAAAGTCGTAGGTGTGCCAGTACAGTCGCGCGATGCTGCCGTGTGTCGCCATTCAGCCTCCTACATCTATGCGAAAGGTGGCCCCCACCTGAATATAGGTATTCGCCCCTGCCACATCCACCGCGTCAGGCATTCGCCGCTCTCGACGCACGTACCAGACCGGCTCGTCCCCGACAGTCAGCGCCCCGTCCGTGAGCAGCGCATCCACTTGATCCAACGCCGCGGTGAGCGCCGCCTTGTCGCTGTTGCACCCGATGACGCGCACATCCACTAGATAGATCGTCTCGACGCGCAGCGTAAAGGTGTAGTCATCCTCGCCGCTGACCACGTGAAAGACGAGATAGGGATAAGCCGTGCCCAGCGGGGCAATGGTGTTGTGCACTCCGCCAGACAGGGCTGCCAGCAGCGTCTCGTCGCCAATCAGTGTGTCGTAGAGGGCTGTCTCTAGGGCTGTGCTCATTATCTCCCCAACACGGCTCGTAGAGCGTCATAGAACATTTGCCGATACGCCTCCAGCGCAGGGCGCAGAAAGGGGCGTGGCGCGATGCGCGCTGTCCCGTACTCCAGGGGTGCCGCATATTCTGCCGTGAAACCCACTTCCCACAGCCCAAGATGCTTTTGCGTGGCATAGCCGCTGTTGATCAGATTGCCCGTATCCACCGCTGGCGGCTCGCCTGGCGCAGAGGCTTGGTGCTGTCGCCTCGCTTGCCCTCGATATGCGACGAAAGACACGGCCTGCCCCGCCTTGGTGACAAAACTCACGGTGCGTTCCCCCAACGCATAGATGCGTCCGGTGGCCGGGGAGTTGGCCATCAGTTCTGCTGCCCGCGCCCAGATCGCCATAGCAATCCGTCCACACACGGCGTCAGCTTTGGCGCTGATACTGTTCGCCAACACCGGAAAGTGATCGAACTCCAAACGCATTTCCGTCTTCACTTCGCCTCGATACAGGCCACACGTAGCGCTGTCTCCCATTCGCCGCCGGAGATGACGCCGAGCACACTCAGCAGATGCCCGCCAATCAGAATACGATCGCCTGCTTGCACCGTGACGTTTGCAGGTAGCGTCACCACCCAGGGCGTTTGGCCTCTCTCGCGGGCCATCTGCACGTACACATCCGGCACGCCTCGGCTGGCGAGTCTGCCCACGGTCTCTGTCCCCAGGGGCCAGCTATAGGCCGTAGACCCCGAATCCCCCACCGTGGCCACGCGCGCATAGATGACAGCGCTCTCTGGCAACGCCGCCTCTTGCGTAGCGCGAAAGGCTGCCAACTCTTGAGCGGTCAGCACCTCACTCCTTAAACTTGGCCCCGCTGATCTGCTTCAGCGCATCGCGCACAATGTCGGGCACTGGCAATCCGGCCGCCACGCTATTCTCCAGCACCGAAAGGCCCTCGTTCGCACAATAGATGCCGGCCACCACGTTGCGCGTGGTAGTCTCTAGGCCTAGTAGCACATCGGCTTGCGCCGCCACCGCAATCACGCAAAAGATCAGCAGCTTGCGTGGCAGCTTGCGAAAACTGACGTCGCTGGACAGCTCTTTTTGGACAAAGGCCCGCAGGAATCCCGTCACGACATCGAGCACGATGAGGACCACCAACGTCGTCATGATCTGATTCCAGCCTCCCCAGACCTGGGCCGCGATGCCGATCAGAGATCCGAGGACTACCTTGCCCACATCCGCCAGAAACGGGATGGACGGGAATACCGGTTTGTTCATGCCTCATCCTATCTTTCTGTTTATCGCGTGTCCTCACGCACCAGGCGCGCGATGGTGGGGCGAGAGCGGCGCCGATATTGCTGCGCCAACCGCAGCAGAGACTCACCCTGTTGGCTACGCTGAAACGTCGCGCCATCGGCGCTGAAGTCATAGGCCAGGGCCACCTGTGCAGCCCTGGCCTCTAGCGCGTCCGCCGCTGCCGCATAGGGGTCGTAACTTTTCCCCGTGAGAAAGACCTGCGGCGTGTGTTCTGCAAAGTGCCAGCGCCCCACCAAAAGGTCGGCACTCTCAGGCAGTAGTTCGGCTCCCGAAGAATCCTGGAGCAAGGCATCGGGCGCCCAGTGACCATAGGGGGCTACATACTCTAGCGCCGCAGCAGTCCCCGCCACCGTGCTCCAGACAGGCTGCAATGGCAGCAAGGCCACGTCCAGACGGTGCGCATCGAGCCATTCTTGGATCTCGTCATCTGTCCAGATGGCTTCTGCCCCGACGGGATCATTGATCAGTCTGCGCACCCGATCTACCAGCGCCCCGTATACAGCCATGTCCTTTAGTTCTTCGGAATGAGATACGTGCGCACATGGCAGGTCGCCGCACCGCCCGTTCCAGTGAAAGTCACCTGCAGCGTCCCGTCGTTCTGCACGAACCGCGCCGATTCCAACGGCCCAATCACCCGCGTTGTGTTCTGGGCCACGGCCACCGCCAGATCGCCCAACCCCTCGCGTACTGCTGGCGGGTTGTCGCCGTGCAATACCGTTACAGTGAGCGCCCGCACGTTATCCTCGGTCACCTCGATCAGCAGCCTGCCCATCGCGCCGCCATAGTCGGCCGCCGCTACTGGCACCGTACCGTTGGTGTCGATTGCATCGCCAGCGCCGCGCAATGCGTTGCCGTTGACGGTCAACGGCGTCACAGTCAACTTTGCAGGGTTCGCCATGTCATTGCTCCTTTTAGCCGCGAGGCAGTCGGAAACAGATCACATCCGCCTCGCCGTTGATAATCTCAAAGTCAATGTTGAGATCGCCATTGTCCTGCGTGAATCGCGCGCTCTCGAACGGCCCATACAGTGCCATCAGATCGGCCCCGCCGGTAAGCGCCGTGGCTGCCATGGCCGTCACTACGCCCGTGCCATCGTTGGCCGCAGCGTTCGCGCCGCTCACCAGAGCCGCAGCCGCGGGCGTGCTCGCCACCTCCGTGATGATGTCGGCCGCTGTGCTCGTGATGGCGCCGCCATCGTCGCCGCCGGTCAACGCTGTCTCGCTCATGGCGGTCACCACGCCAGCCCCCGTCGCACCATCGGGCAACGATGCCAGAACCAGCAATTTCGCCTCGCCATCGGCGTTTACCGCAGCCAAGACCTCTGCAGCCGTGCTGGTGATAGCCCCGCCACTGCCCGTCGCCAGACTGACGTCGATGTCCGTCCCCACCACGGTCACATCCAGCGACTGGTCGTTGCCTGCCGGGTCGGTATAGGTGATAGTGATGCTGTTCCCGGCCGCACCGGGTGTCACCGCGGTAAAGACCAGATCGTTATCCTCGCCAGTGAGCTCGGTCTCCACCGAGGCCGCCACTTCGGGGGAGGTCTCCAGCGATACCTCGATAGCGTTCTCGGTGACGGTGACAGCCAGCGCTTCGTCCTCTGCGCCCGGATCGACATATGCGATAGTAATGTCGTTGCCCGCCGCGCCGCCAACCGCTGCCGTCCAGATGATGTCGTTGTTATCGCCCGCCAGCGCCGTGGTCAGCGCTGCGTGCGTCGCGTCCATGTCTGCGCCGCCAGCCAGTGAAGTCTCGGCTACCGCCGTCACTGCCGCTGCGCCACTCGAACCAGCCCCATTCGCGGCCGTCACCAGATGGCCCGCGAACCAGTGCGCGTTGACCGCCGCGATCACCTCCGCGGCCGTGCTCGTGATTGCACCGCCCGCGCCCGTGGCCAGGTGCACTCGGATCGCGTGTCGCTCGAACACGTCCACCCACAACGACTGGCTCGGCAGCCCGGGGTCGATGTACTGCACGCTGAGCTGATTGCCCTGTGACCCCGCCACGTTGGCCGTATACAGCACGTCGTTGTTGGCCCCCGCGGGGTTGATCAGTACGCTCGCCGCCAGCGCCGAGGCCAGTGGCAAGCTCAGGTCGCCCAGCGGCTGCCGTACGGCAGGGGGCAGGTCGCCAGCAGCCACACGCGCGCTCACTGCGCCGCGCGCCGTCACCAGCAGCGCTACCCTGTCGGCCTCGCCGCCCATGTCGGCGGCCACCACCGGCACCGTGCCCGTTGTATCGATCGTATCCGCCGCGGGCCACGCCAGAGCGTTATTCCCCACGATCGTTCGCACTGTCAGCTTTGCCGGATTCGCCATAGCACTCCTTTCTGTTAGGGGCCAGGCCACCCTGGCCCCACTGCCACTAGGCTATGGCTAGGCCGCCGTGCCGATGTTGGCGATGATCAACGCCAGAGCACTCGGATACACCACGCGGGCGCCGTAGAGGTGCAGGCCCTTCACGGCATCCGCAAAGCGCAGCTCTGGCCGGTAGGCCTCCACGCTATTGATCTGCTCTGCGTAGCTGGTCGCGTAATTGGTGCCCAACAGAATCTTGTACTCCTGCGGGCCGGCCGCAAACGGCACATTGTTCGACATGTAGATGTCGAAGCCAGCCGCGCGCCCCACCAGGCCATTCACGCCGCGGCTATCTGCCGTCTCGGAACCGCTACCCACAAAGCGCGCGTCCATCAGCAGGTAGCCCTGGAACCATGGGGGCACGATTGCCCAGCGACCCGCGCGGGGCACGTTGGCCTCGTCCAGGTCGATGCTGGCATTCAGCAGCGCGATGTATGGGTTGGTCTCGCCCGCGCCATAGCCGCACGCCAGACCAGCGCCAACCGCGCCCTGAGTGTTTGCCGCTGGCACGCCCGCCCACATGATGCCCGCCAGCCACTGGTCGGCGGTGTCGGCCAGCGCCAACGCGGCGTTGCGCATCGCCTGGTCCATCACCTTCGGCTGCTGCTGTCGGCGGTCGATGTCGTCGATCTGGAAATTGAAGTAGTCAGCCTGGCTGATGGTCAGCAACTGCGTCGCGTCAGTCAGCTCCTGCACTGCCGCCATGTTGGCGTTTTTAGCATACGGCGCAACCGTTACTGGCCCGAGCGTGTTGATGCGCACGGTGTCGCCAGCCTCGCGGATGTCGCCCTCATAGTCGCGGTTGACCACCGCGGGCTGTGCATAGACCAGCGCGGCGTTGAGGTTGCTCAACAACCGCGCGCTCCAAATGGTCGGAATGAAATTGTTGATGGCCATGATCTGTTACTCCCTTGCGACTCCCGTCGCCTCTATAGTCCCTTTTCCATTGCGGCCTTCACCGCATCCCAATTTGCGTTGATCTGCTCCGGCGTCATTGCGGCGATGGCCTCGCGCGTCAGCACCGCAGCGCTGCCTCGCGGCGGATTGGTGGGGCTGCCACTAGCCGTTACACCCTTCAGATACGGCTTCTGCCGCACCAACTCGGTCAGTGCCGCTTCAACCCCCTGTGGTGCGCCATTCTGATCGAACTCGATCTTCCCACGCACCAACGCCATCGCAACTTCGGCGTCCACGATGCCTACCTTCTGAGCGGCGGCCTGGACTGCGATCTGCAAGGCTTGTTCGCGCCGTTGCGTTTCCCAGGTTTGCTCTCGCCTCTGGTACTCGCTCAATTGCGCTTGCAAGCGCTGGGTTTCGGTCTGTGCAGCCGCCTCGGCATCGCGCTGTTTTTGCAACGCGGCCTTGAGATCGGTCACTTTCTCCAATCCCAACTCCGTCAGAAGTTCCTGAATGGCTGTCCGCTTGGTGCGGTTTAACCGTTCCGTCAGCTGCGCGCTGGTCAGCCGAATCTCGCCCGGCTCGCCTTCACCGCTTGTGGGGCCGGTGGCGTTACCGTCCGCTACCTCCGCCGTTCCCCCGCTGCCTGTATCAGGCATCCAAAAAATCCTATTTCGCCGTTTCATCTTGTTCTCCCCGGCTGTTGACCGCCGCCGTCGCGTCTTATCTGCCCTCACTCTAGCACAAGACTGTGACAATCTATGTCAATCCCGTGGAGCAAACGCATCCTCTTCCCAGCGTTTTGCCCCTTCTGGCCCCAACACGTTCCCCAGGCTCCTGGCATAGCGCAGCGTCCCCCAGCGTGAGCTGTAACGGACACCGACAAACTG